ACCGCTGGTTTCATTAGATCGAGCGCCTATAGATGCGTCATACATACCAATGACTGATTTGATATCGTCGTTAGCGTTTAATGCTTCCTGCAAGGCTCCTGCTGCAACACCCATATCAAGCGGTTGGCGTTGTGGTGGTGGTCCTTTTGCTGGGTCATACTCTAGATAAGCATGGCTTTCAGTGTTGGCGGTTTCCCAACGCTCTTCATCATAGCTAAATGAGCCTTTAGGACCGATAAACGGAACGCGTGGCGCAAGTGCAACCAATTCTGTCGATGTCGAGCGCCAATAGTTTAGCATCCGTTGCGCATCTTTTGCCGAATGAATTAGGCTTCTGAAATAACGCTTGCCTTCAATCGCGAACTCATCACCATAAACGGGGATAATCGGGATATACTTCCCGGGCCATTCGTTCTTTTCTAAAACATCAACGCCAGAAACAAGATATTGCGTAACCTTGTGGCCTTTTGTTGTGCGTTCATTAGTTACTTGTAATTGACCAACTTGAATAGCTGTTAAAAGGTCCGGCTCTGACATCAAGTCTTCTTCTGTGAAGACATGCCCGTTGCTGAGTTGAACGATTTTCTTGTCGACAACCTCACGAACCCAATATTCAGCAATCATCACACCTTCGTCATTAAGCCATGCTTCCGCGTCTTGCCACTCTACACCGCTAAAATCTGTATTTGCCTTGCCTTTATACCGGCGTTTAAATTCTTTCTTTGTGATCCTGTCGGTAACAAATGCTACGTTCCAGTCGGAACCGTCAGCAGATGTTGAGTTAGGATCGCCATACACAGAGAACGGATTGATTACCCGCTCAATAAGCAAGTCCATATCGAACACATCATCATAAGCATAATCGGCGTTTACTCTGATATAACCCACGCCACCAGATGCAGCGTTATCGATAGCCGTATCATATGATACATCCGCATTAGAAATATGCTCAATATTGCGGATAAGTCCGTTTAAAACTTCCGCTGTTTTCGGATCTGCGCGACTATCAGCAGCCTTAACTTTGATTTGCGGCTTGTTCTGGCGTGCATCATTTACGACCTGGCGAATAAACGTAGGCATTTTATTGATAGTCAAACAAGGTCGAGATTCACTCTCACGCTTTGTTTTGATATCGCTAGGCCATTGCTCGCCAAGTTTAGCGAACTTCATATCATTGAGTGCTGATGTCCTATTTTCAGTTTCAGCGCTGCTACAAAGCTCATACGCCTCTTTAGCTTGGGAAAGAATATCCTCGTCGCTGATAGCATTTTCTTCAATGTCTTGATCTGTCATACTATCCCATCCAAGCGCCTTGAGCTGCTTTAGGTCTATTCCGTTTTTTTGGTTCTAATGGCTCTTCATAATCAACACACATCAAGCCAAAACTATCAGCACCATGTGACGACCAATCATGGTCTGGGCCTAAATCAGTTCCACGCGCTTCATCAAGCTTTGCGTGATACCAGCCTAAAGCCTTGCGCCCTGCTTCCGTTGTGTCTTTATTAAACCAAATCATAGGGAACCGCTTGCGAGCGGCTTCTACACGCTTCATTGCAGCGCCTTTACCTTGGTTCGGTATTGTCTTTGTTTCGAAACCAGCTTCTTGAATGTGGTCCGAGAACTTAACCGCCGATACAGCGTCACGCTTTGCACCATCATGAGGCAAGACACACAAAGCATCTTGATACCCATTGGAGCGAAGCCAGTTTAAATAATATCCAAGCGGTTGACCTTGCCCCTCGCAATAATCAAGCACTCTAATTTCACGACCGATGTATTGAGCGATCCAGATTGTCATCGAATCCGAAACACCAATGTCCCAAATTGCTCTAATCTGCATATGAGGGTCACGAGCAACACGACCAATACGTCCTTGCTTTTCAGCTTCCTTTAACTGATCGGCGTAATAAGCACCTTCGATAACACTGACGTAATCGCCTTCCCAGATATGATTGTATTGATCTGGGTCGGTTCGCATACAATCTAAACGCTCTTGTTCCAGTTCTTTTGGAAGCCAAGGGTTATCCGAATAATCAGCCTTTACGACAATTGCATCTGTTGGCGTTTCATCTGATCTAAGCAGCTTATCTACTGGATCTTCTTCACGTCTAGGGTTCCATGAGAACCAAAGCTCAGAACCTTCTGCACGAATTGTAGGACGTAATAGCTTTAATGATTGCTTTGATAGCGTTTGGGCTTCTTCTACCCATGCACGACCAAAACCCTCAAGTGATTTGATACTTTCCGCTGTGTGGTCTTTCATACCTTGGAATATGATAATTCCATCACCAGGCGTTTCAATGACTTCTTTAAAGACTTTAAACCCGTCAGCCTCACCAAGTCCAAACTTAGCAAGTTTATCCTCAATGAGTTTCTTAGCAGATTCCTTTAGTGACTTTTGATGCTCACGAATACAAACGGATCGTAACCCGCTATGCAGCATATGGTCTTTGATTAGGTTCTCAGCAAAGAAATGCGACTTGCCAGACCCCCTACCACCGTGTGCGCCCTTATATCGTGAAGGCTGCAATAATGGCTGGAATACTCTAGCTGTCTGTATCTGTAGCGTTCGGGTCAATGATTGTATGCTCTATCTTTGAGACTTGAACATTAAGGTCTGCTTTGATTTCATTCTTATCAACCAACAAGCCATGAAGTTTAGCCTTGCCCATTGTTGCACTTGTCATAGCTGCCCCTTGGCCTTCTGCTGTTGCTACCATTCGAGCCTCTTCAAGCTCTTGAGTAAGGCTATCAACGGTTACAGAATGCCGTTCACGGTGTTCTTGTTGTAATTTTTCAACCATTGGGGCCACCTTGGGGTTACCAAGTAACAAATAAGCCTCTTTCCAGACAGTTTCTGGCTTTGTGTCTTCACTCACATCATAGGCAAATCTGTAAGCTTCCGAAGCGTTGCCTAGCTCTACATACTTTTGAGCGAATGCCTCTTGCTTAGGCGTGAGCTTATCAGCCATATTCTCTCATACTCTTTAGAAACTTGAATGAAGCTCTTGGTAGATCAAAAACAAATTTGAGATGTTCTAAAACACCGCGCGGATTAACATACCCGTAGGAAGTCTCAACGAACCAAAGCAAAGGATGCTCTGAACAAGTGAAATAATTAGGTTTTGATTTGGCGTTATCCATATTCTCTCAACTGTTTCGCGTGTTCTTCGAGTATTGCCGCTGTTTCTTCTGGTGTGCTTGTATCCATGTAAGCGGCTATGACAGCTTCAAGCATTAGATTATTGCGAGCTATAAGCACTTCATAAACTGTTTCGTCCGTTATCCCTTTGATGCCTTCAAGCTTCTTGTCGTTCATAAATTACCCTCTTAGCTGCTTACACTGTTCCTATAACCCGATTGCACTCGTAATGCGTTCGGTCCGCGCCAGTGTGTTTCTTAGACATGAGCAAACTCAAGCTAGACCCTTGGGTTATGGCCTTGAAAGAGGTGCACGGTATGAATGAGTGTTTTATAATACGTTAAACGGTGTGAATCGTCATAAAGCGTGAATACTAAATACAAAAACGAGGCGTTAGCCCCGAATGATGGATTAATGTACCATCTGTTACCAGCCGATGTTCTTATGTGTATCACTGGATTGTCTTAGTGATCCGCTGTTAAACGCAAATCACCATTATCACTACTTTGAGTCTACGAATACTTTTTGTCAAGATACTCGCAAACTATGCCACATGTTTTCTACCGTTTCGGCGTTCATATCCCCAGATAATAGCCAATTCACATAGATTTTCTTTAAGTAAATCAGACTGTTGCAGTAAAAAATTGTTATAACTTTTTCTGTGAATAGCTTTGCAATAGTCCTTAATAGATAGGCCATCACCAGCAATCTTCTCAACACGTAGCAAGCTTTCGAAGTCTAAAGCCATAGTTGCTTGTGCTATCGTGTCCATTGCTGCAATCTGGTAATCCTGCAATGGCTGTGTAATGCCTGACGTGTCTACACGGTCCACTGAATAGTCAATCGCACCACCGTCCGAGCCTTGGCAAACTGTGTGAGCGTGTTGGAACTTACATGCTGCCTGATACTCAGCTTCCGTTATGGATTTGCGCTTGTACAGATACAGGATAGGATCGTTGCTAACACGCCTAATAACGCGGTCTGTGTTGTTCCCGTATGGGTTAGGTACATCCTCATGAATGAAGCCTTGAGGTAATTTACTACGCTTTTGAGCCGCTTTTGTCTTTGGCATGTGTTACCCTCGTTTAAGAAACCAATGTGCATTTAATTTTGATTTTTACGTGCTCTTTGTATCGTCTGCTGATACTCTTCTGCACCACTTCACACTTTGCCATCGTATCAAAATAGCGGTGTCCTTCTAGTGGTGGTTCGAACGCAGCTACATTGACTAAGATGACAAGAATAAACATTAGATTTCTCCTATCCGGTCTAGGTTAAAGGGTTTGCCGTTCATCAGGAGTTGACGCGACAAAATCATATTTTTGACTTTCCGATGTCCATGAAGAACGGTTGTGTGGTCGCGTCTTCTCT